GGAAATACTACAAATTATAAAGCAAGTAATGGTGTATCAAATGACGGAAATGCATCTGCATATTCGGTAACAGACCATACTGTTTGTAGAATTCCTACAGGAACAACTGTAGATGTTAAATTTACAAACGGCAGGAATGAAAATGAAATATATAATGTCGCTATTGTTTTGCTGCCGTGGCTTAATTTAACATTTAACTCTACGGCTGGAGGTGATGCTGGTGCAGCTAATGATGTTTTCTCAATCAATCAAGTCAAAGGTGGCCTTGCAGTTGGTTCATTCAATGGTTCTTATGGAACATGGGAAGCTGTTACATGGAGTGGATTAACAAAAATGCCAGTTAAAAACTTCCAAGGAACTAACGCAGTTACAAGTCTTGCATATAATTTTTCAACAACAACTGCAACTACTAGCGTGTCAGTGGCTCATACGTCTACAGATGGAAGAGTTGTTGTATATTCCTCTTGGTCACCTAGTTAGGGCTTATAAACATGGATCTACAAACTCTAATTAACTTTTCAGGTGGTTTAGTGTTGGCTGGACTTGGTTGGTTTGCACATGAATTATGGTCCGCGATGAAAGAACTACGCAGTGATGTACACAGACTCGAAGTGGTATTACCAACACAATACATTCGTCGCGATGAATTCACTGAAGGCATGAAGGAAATCAAAGATATTTGTAGGCAAATTTTTGACCGTTTAGATAACAAGGCAGATAAATAATGGACCCATTTACCCTCATTGCTGGTGCAACTGCTTTATATAATGGCATCAAGGGTGCGGTAGATTCAGGTCACGAGATGCTCGACGTTGCCGAGAAGGTTGGTAGCTTGTTCGGGCGAATTGCCCAGATTACACAATTAACTTCGGGTAAGCGTAAGAAAAAGCTATTTCAAAGCCAAGCAGAGTATGAAGCCGAAGCAATTAAGCTTTATACTTTAAAGGCAAAAGCACAGCAATTACAGTTAGATACACGTAACCTGTTTGTTGGAGCATATGGTATTGCAGCGTGGACTAGTATACAAAAAGAAGTAACAGAGATGCGTAAGGAAGCAGCACGTGCCGCAGCAGCAGCGATGCGTGAAGCCGAAGAAACCCGCCAAGACTTAATCATGGGTGCTTGGTTGATTGGTGCTGTTATTATATTTGCCACATGCATTGCAATTGGAATTGTATTGTTTACTCACAAATGAAGTACATCGTTATAGCCATGTTGATTTTTTTAGTTGGATGCGAGGACCGCTACCGATACCCATGTCAAGACCCTAAAAATTGGGATTCCGCTGAGTGCAACCCACCCATTTGTACGGCCTCTGGCACTTGTTCCGCAGATACTTTAAAACAAGACCCATGTGGAGCCGTAGCGCGATGACGATTAAGGAAGATGAACTACACGCTCTTTTGCAGTTCATTATTGGCATCAGCCTGTGTTTGACGCTGACGGGAACTGTCTTTGCGGTGCTATATAGTTTGATTTTTGTTGTACAGCCGATTGATGGACAAGCACCAAATGATCAAGAGTTTTTTAAACTAATTGCACCAATTGCTACATTCCTAACAGGGACTCTATCGGGTATTATGTTAGGATCAAAATCAACCGGAGGAAAAGATGGATCTGCTTAAAACATTCGGGCCACTACTTGGATCTATTGCACCTAGCATCGCCACGGCTCTAGGAGGCCCACTGGCTGGACTTGCTACGAAAGCACTGTCTCAGGCACTGCTTGGTACAGAAGACTCAACAGAAGCTGAATTAAAGGCTGCAATGGCCTCTGCAACTCCAGAACAACTTGCTGCGATTAAGAAGATTGATACAGACTTTAAAGTACAAATGAAATCTTTGGACATTGATCTGGAACGTATTTCAGCAGACGATAGGAAGTCAGCGCGTGACTTTCAAAAAGAAACACGTGACTGGATTCCTCGTGCATTGGCAGTATCAGTGACTGTTGGATTCTTTGCTATTTTGCTATATATGTTAGTCTATGGTTTACCAACATCTGGCAACGAGGCATTGTTGTTACTGCTTGGAGCTTTACAGACTGCATGGGGCGGTATCATTGCATTTTACTTTGGTAGCTCTTCTGGTTCTCAGAAGAAGGACGCCATGATCTACAACTCGACACCAAAGGATTGATTTATGAATGGATTTAAAGGTTCTGCTGCACGTTTAAACGACTTCGATGTGGCACAAGTTGCTGGTAATATGGAAGTAGAAGTAGCTGCTCTTCGTGCCGTACTTGCCGTTGAGTCGGCTGGTGATGGGTTTGATAAAGCTGGTAGACCAAAGGCGTTGTTTGAGCGTCACTTGTTTTATAAAATCTTGAAGAATAAACCAACTGAACTGGCAGAGGCTATTGCTGCTGGTATTGCATATCCTAAGTGGGGTGAGAAGCCATACCCAAAGGGATCAGACGCTGTATACAAAGAGATTGAAACAGCGTATAATATAGCTCCAAAGGAAGCTCTGATGGCTACGTCTTGGGGGCTTGGTCAAGTTCTAGGATCTAATCACGTAGCTGCTGGTGCAGAGTCTCCAGAGGCAATGGTCGAACAAGCGATGGCTTCAGAGTTGTATCAGTTGCAACACATGGCAAATTTTATCGCGAACAACAACCTACTAAAGCACGTTAAGAGTAAAGACTGGGCTTCATTCGCGAAGGGTTATAATGGCCCTGCTTATGCAAAAAACAAGTACGATACAAAGTTACAGGAAGCTTACAATAGGTTTGCATAGTGCTTAAAAAACTACCCGCACAGGCTGGTATCTTTAAAGATTCACCACCACTGACTTCAGAAGGTTTCTGGTCGGATGGTAAAAACGTGCGGTTTTTCCGTGGTAAACCAGAGAAGATTGGTGGTTGGATAAAGTTCAGCACGGCATCTATTACTGGCAAGGGTCGCTCTGTAATAACATTCTCTGATTCTTCTGGTAGAAAATACTTGTCTATTGGAACAAATAAGAAGTTATACATTGCAGATGACAACAATAATATCTATGACACTACACCAATAGATAGTTCTGCCACTACATTTACGGTCAATATAGCAACAGTAAATGCAACGCCTACTGTAACTATCACGCACACTGCTCATGGTAGAGCGGTTGGCGATACAGTTATATTCGCGAATCAATCTTCTGCTATCGGTGGAGTTACACTTAGTGGTTCATATTTAGTTACAAGTGTTACTGATGCAGATACATACGCAGTTACATATGCTTCCAATGCTACTAGCACAGCAAGTGCATCAAGAACAATTGACTATCAATATGAACTGTCAATTGGTGCTGAGTATGGTTCTTATCAGTTCGGTTGGGGTGCTGGTGGTTGGGGCTTATCAACTTGGGGTACACCTAGAACATATACATCATTGTCAATTAATCCAAGAATTTGGTCTTTGTCCAGATTTGGAGATTACAACATTGCAAATCCGTATGGTAAGAAATTGTATGTTTGGGACGGCGTTGTAACAAATAGGGCCACACATATATCAACAGCACCAGATAGAAACGATTATTCATTTGTTACCCCAGAAAGAATAGTTGTTTGCTTGGGAACAAAAGACTTTGGAACAGGCACATATTCACCAACTCTTGTAAGATGGTCTGATCAGGAAGATTATACCAACTGGACTCCAGCAGCAACAAATGTCTCCGGTGAGTTTCCGTTACAATCTGGTTCTGTTATTATGGGCGGTGGTGTATCGCGTGTGCAGAACCTAATATGGACTGATACATCTCTATATGCCATGCGTTATCTTGGAGACATAGAATTTGTATATGGATTTAATGTTCTTGGTACAAATTGTGGACTGATTGGCAGTAAGGCATGGGCTGAAATTAATGGCACTACCTTCTGGATGACTAACAATAACAAGTTTTTTATGTATGATGGATCTGCTCCTAGAGAATTAACTTGTACTGTCAGCAGATATGTATTTGATGATCTTAATAAAGCTGGTAATCCAATCATTACATGTGCTGTGAACTCAAGGTTTAATGAAGTTACTTGGTACTATCCAAGTTCTGATTCTTCATCACCAGAGATTGATAGGTTTGTCTCATATAACTATGTAGAAAACTCATGGTCTATTGGTGATATTGTTAGAACAGCTTGGATGGATGGAAGTATCTTTAACTATCCAATTGGTATTGGTGGTTATGCTAGTAATAGTGATGTCGGGTATATTTATTTCCACGAAAACGGTTATAATGATGATGGTGCAGCAATTGATTGTTATATTGAAAGCGCACAGTTTGACGTTGATGATGGCGAGAACGTAGTAAACATTTCTCGCGTCGTTCCAGACGTTTCCCTAGCATCTGGATCTACTCTTGACATGGAAGTTAGAACACGAAGGTGGGCTAATTCACCCGATGAACAAGTGAAAACTTTGACATTTAATGAGTCTTCAGATAAGATTGACACTCGTGCTCAGGGTCGAGTTGCTACTATTAAATTGTCTTCAAATGCTGTAGACAATTGGTGGCGTGTTGGTGATATTCGTGTTGATATATCTGGAGTTGGTCGTAGATGAGATTAGCTAACTTACTTAGTCCTGACAGTGTAGTTGCGTGGGCGAATGAGACTGTTCGTATCCTAGAGTCAACGATTGACGTTATAGAACGCACGAAACAGACTAAGGGTACTATTGCACGGGTGTCTTCTTTTTTAAAGACAAATCTTCCTAATGCTACTCAACCCGGTGAAATTATCTATGTGTCTAATGAAACTGGCGGTGCAGTACTTGCCTTTTCAGATGGTACAAATTGGCGTCGTGTAACAGACAGAGCGGTGGTGGCATAATGTGTGGTGGTGGTAGTCAAGGTGGCGGTAGTGGTAGCCCCGGAGCCAGTGGT